GCACGTGGTCCCAATAAAGTTTTTGCAACATAGTCAGGATCCATGCCACCATCTACCAGTTGGTTTGTGGTGCGACTGAACATGCCATTGGCACCCACTTTGAGTCCCTGTTGTTTGGCAATTGAACTCATTAGCACATTGCGGTTCATGCCTTTGTAGGCAGAATCATCTGCACCACCATAGTAGAACTGTCCCCAATCCAGATTGGGAAAGAACATGAAGTCTGTTTGCACATAACCATTTTCTGGTCGTCCGTTAATGGGTGTACGCAAGTGTACTTCACCGCTTTTCTTTACCCAGGCTTTGGGATCTTCACCGTGACTGGTTGCCCATTGTGTCAGCTTTGCTGCCAATTGTTCTTTGGATATTTCATTAAGATCCACTGCCATGTCCATGTCGCCTGATGTGGGCTTGCGGCCAGTTGATCCCAGCCAACGTTCACGTGGGAATTGCAGGCCTGTCAGGGCTTCCAGCCATTGCACTGTGGCTGCTACATCGCTTTGATTGATACGCCCAGTAAGTGGTTTACCATCAGCATCTTTGAATACATTGCCGCCTTCTAGTAGTCTCATTTTTTTGCCTCAGCCACGGCCATTTGTTTTTGCTGTTGCTGTGGTGCGCCTTGCAACAGACCCATACTGGCCAGCACCTTGTTTACGGCTGGATCACGTTGCTGAGGAACTTTGGTAGTGATCCTCAGTTGTTGAGCTGTAAGGCCAGCTCGTTGCGCTGCCTGTGCCAACTGCGGGTCAGCTGCATTTGGATCTGTGTTTGCGTTTGTGTTTGCTGCGGCTGCGGCTTTTCCAGAAACTGGATTGAATTCAACTTCGTTAGCAATACCATAGCTCATTTTGGCAATACTGCCCCAAAGGTCAGCTAATTTTTTTCCATTAGTTCTAGTGGGTTCCGTTACCAACATTGCATCAATGGCCTTGTCAATGTTTGCGCTCATGTCTCCAACCATGTTTCGTAATTGTCCTTGGTTGGCATCCTGGTCCACTTGGCTGGCAGCATCTTTATAGTCCTTAAGTGTTCGATTCATTCTTTGAAGGTTAGTGTTTATCAAATTGACCAGGGCTCGTTCCATTTCAATTGGCTGAATGTCCTTGATGCTTTGAACTCCAGCTCGGCCAGTTGCGGGATTTTTGGCCTGTTGCATCATTTGTGTCACTGTGTCCGACCACTGTGCCTGCAGAGTTTTGGCCAATGCAGCCACAGCAGGTGCTGAAGCAGCGGCAGCGGCACCTCCTTCTTGTCCCGGGGCAACCATAGTACCAGTGTACTGGTTTTCAGGACCTGTATTACCACCAGCAGGAATCATGGCCTTGGCTAGATTTTTGCCAACACCACCCAAAAAAGAACTGGTCTGTGCACCGGCGCTGCCAGGAGCAAAAGCTTCTTTCATGCGGCGGCCATTGGTAATTTCATATATCTGCATGAGTTCTCCTTACAGATCTGGCAAACTTTGTGGAATCTTTAAGACGTATGGCATTGAGCAATTTTCTAGTGAGATTTTCAGCCTGATCAGCAGTGTATTCTGATTCAATTTGCTCTAGCAAACGAATAGCAGATTCTATCACATTGTTGGCTCTATTTTCAATTATTAGACGACGATCGCGTTCCACATACATGGAATCCAATTCTTCTAACAAGCTACGAGTTTTCTTTTGCATTTGCTCGGGGACCTTTGGATTATTTAGCGAAATCTGGTTAGCAATAAATATCTATAACAATCAAGGATTCGCAATGACCAGTCAAATCAACCCTAACAACATCGACGGAAACTATCCAGTAGCCGGCGTTCCCAACAACACACAAGGGTTCCGGGATAATTTCACAAACACTAGCACTAATTTTCAATATGCAGCAGACGAAATAACTGCATTACAAACCAACGCAGTTTTTAAATCTGCACTAACTGGTGCCACACTTGACAACAACATGAACGACAATCTCATTTATGCTGTAAAATTGCAAGATGTCAGCTACACCTATGTGCCAATTACCACAACTTCTGGTTCAGTCAGCGTGGATTATTCTGCAGGACAATATCAATACGTCAGCACAACTGGCAGTATCAGTTTGAACTTCAGCAATTTTCCAACCAGCGGCAGTGCTGGTATAGTACAGCTGGCCATTAACATTACCAACACAGCATACACTGTTACATTGCCGGCTGCTGTGACCCTGGGTATTATTGGTATTCAAGGCATCAGTTCAAACGTGATCACATTTGACGCTACAGGAACTTATCAATTTCAATTCACAACCACAGACGGCGGCACAACTGTAACTGTTTACGATCTAAATCGCCCATTGCTGGGCAGCGCAGGATCTGCTGTGGGATACAGCACCGGCACCGGCGGCGCTGTCACACAGGCCACCAGTAAAGCAACTAGTGTAACACTCAACAAACGTTGTGGACAAATCACCATGAACAATGCTGCATTGGCTGCGGCAGCAGAAGTCAGCTTTACATTAACTAACAGCGTTATTGCTGCCACTGACGTAGTATATGTTTGTATTTCGTCTGGCGCGACTGCCGGTGCATACAACGTTCAAGTAGACGCTGTGGCAGCTGGGTCATGCAGAATTAGTGTGGGTAACATGAACGCTGGGTCACTAGGTGAAGCCATTGTGTTAAACTTTGCTGTTATCAAAGTTGTCAACTCTTAAATGTATCTATAATATCTACCAAGATTGATTTCTAACTCAGCTTGGTAGAATTGATCAACTGCTTGGCTTTTCCAAAAATTTTCAGTGTACAAAAAATAGTTTACTTCTTTCCATCGTGCCATGTGGTCAGCAGATTCTCGATAGTCAATAGCATGATAAAACTCTGGTGTAGTTTCTACAACATCTGCAAATTCAACATTTAACACATTGGGTTTGTCGAGTACTGGTTGAAATGGGATCAAATAGTTTTTTGCAGTTTCTCTAGATTTGTCAACTAAATCTATTCCAGATAAGTTTTTCCAAGTAGGTAAAAAATAATGATGATGTACTCTTGCCCATCTATAAATTTTACTTTTAAATGTTGTTGTTGTAACTATCAATATTTTGTTAAAGTTATCTAACGGCAACTGGCCCGGCCAGCAATGTGTCCCAATCCAGGTATCATTTTTGGTGTCCATTAAAGACACTTTTTGCATAAACTTATCTGCATCGTAATCAAGCATTACTGTGCTTGTATCACCAATTTTGCCTACACTATGATGTATGCTATCAATCCCGCCGTTAGTACCTATTGGAGAAAACAACCCTGTCATTATGTCACATAACAGGCCACCACAGGTATAGTGCGGAAAACAAATCAAATTAAGCATTAAAATACTCTTGCACCTCTGGAAATAATTGTCTCCAATTTGTTCCTCGTTGAAAATCAAGTTGATCAAGGTATTGCACTAGTTTTGCGGTGTTACCCGAATATGGTTTTTGATTGAGAGCAATTGTTACCTGATGGGTATTACCATATTTGGCTTTTATTTTGTTACGCAATTCTGGTGGTGTGTGCTCTAGGCCAAGTGTTCCGGTGCACAAATGCACATTAAAATCTGATTTGTCACCGTATCTATTAGATCCAAGATGTTTGTTAAACCAAATTTCAAACTGATCAAAATAAAATATGTTTAGAGGATTTATAGTATGCTCGACTCCGAACATAACATTGCCAGGAACTGTGTTTATAGCACTATTTGCAAATTCTTCTAATTTTTCCCAACGGTATGGCCAACGTAGAAAACTAAATTGTTCATTAACACCGTCAAGGCTTGCAATCCATTTGACTAACTTGAACTTTTCCCAAATTGCCATTATTGATTGAGTTGGCATGATACTAAAATTACTAGTATACTGTATAGTTACATTACTAGGATTGGGAACTAACGACATAACTTTTGTGTGTGTGTCTGTCATTAACGGCTCGCCACCACCAAATTTAATATATTTTAATTCAGTTAGATCTTGATCGGATAACAAACTAATAAACTTGTCAGTAGTAACACCTTGACGATCATCGTTATGAAGTTGATGAATCTGTACTGGTTGTAGTACATTATTTCTAAGATTTTCTTGGTACCAAAAACTGCTTGATCCTGAGTTACACGATGGACAAGCTAGATTGCACTTTTTGTTTACTGCTACTGTTAAAAATTCTAGTTTGTTGTTGGCCCCTGTTATAGTGTCAAACGATGCTAGTCGAAAACTGTGTGCTCCTCTAGATTCAGCGTCAATACAAATTTTACAAGAAGTATCAACCTTTGCATCTACCCAATGCATCCTATGAGTTGTTAATTGCTTTGACAAATCTTTATCTGGGTCTACGCTGTTCTCTTCAGCAAAAAAACAACACGGAGACATGGTAAACGTAGTAGTGTTATTATTATAAACCAATCCATTGGTTAAATGTCTACAAAACTCGGACATGTTATGATGTTTTGATTTTGCCCAACAACTGCTTGAGCTTGGCGCTTTGTACATCGGCTGTGACTTTTGGCGCTTCTAAATCAAAACCTTCTCGAGCTTGTGGTCGTTCCCAAGGTACAGACTTGGCATCGTCTGCGGCTGCACTAACCAGGCTTTTTGCTTTGATCGAGTCCATGATACTTGTACTGGGCTTTTTACTAAACCCGTTTTCGCTATCATCCCCACCTTCATCAGTAATGCGCATAGTTTCAATGTTGTACTCCAAATCAATCTTTTGACCAACGCCGGTCGAACTTCGACTCTTCATACACTGGATCTGATACTTGCCGCGCTCTTTCATTGCACGACTTGTAAAGATACCAAACACGTTATCTGCTGTGTTGATCTTGGAAATACCACCCGAAATATGCGAGTGATCAAATTCAATTTCTTCCACAGCTGATCGATTCAACTGTGACGCAGTTACCATCAAGATGCCCAGTTCTTTGGCCAAGTTACGCAGTTCTTCTGAAACATACTTGTCCTTCACAAACAAGTCATTTGGCGAAACTTTTGCACTCACAGGCATCAACAAGTCCAAGTAATCAATCATCACAAAGTCTACCTTCTTGCCTGTTTGAATTTGATACTCTTTCAAATAAGCACGAATGTCATTGATGTTTGATTGTGCGGGCAGGCCTTTTACTTGATAGTTGCCTGACTTTTTGGCCACCAGCTTGACTTTGAGCTCTGTAGTGTCTATGTCCTTGCGAATGTCTTTGGTGCTCATGTTGGTCAACATGGCATCTGTTCTCAAACTAGTAAGCTCTTCTGAAAGTTCTAGTGTAATGTACACACCGCTAATTCCTTGCTGTAGCCAGTTAAGCGCAATGTTCATCATGACCAAGCTCTTGCCTGATCCTGAGCCGCCTGCAAAAATGTTGAGTTCGCCGCGACTGAATCCGCCATACAACAATCTATCCAGTTGTGGCCATCCTGTGCTTACTTGCCCGCCCGAGTTAAAGTATTTCTCAATGCGAGCCTTAGGATCAGCAAAGTAGTCTGTGCCCATGTCCTTGGTAAGTGATATCTGTACTGCATCCTTGATGAGTTTTTCAACAGGATCATATTCACCTTTTTCAAGTAAGTCTGCGGCTTTTAAAATAGCACGTTCTAGTTCCTGGCGCCGAGTAAATGCTTCAAACTCGCCCATGAACCAGTCAAAGTGACCTTCGTTCAGGTCCGGCACTGATTGCAGTTTAACGCCAGTGGTAGCAGAAATCTGTGTGCGCTCCGGCAGGGTCTTGTGCTTGTCAGAATGTTCTTTAATGAACTCAGCCGCAGGTCTCAAACTTTTGTCAAAGTTCTGTGGGTTGTAGATATTTTGAACACGCACATAACTTTGTGCATCCTCCAACATCATTTCTAGAAATAAACGTTGAACGTCAAGTCCGTATTCTTTTAACAAGTTGTTTTTTCCTTAGTTCTATTTTGATTTTACTGGTTTCTCTGGCTGCCATAATAGTTAGCAAGGTGCCCACACGCCCTAACACAATCACAGCATCATTAACATCTTTGCAGCCTTCTGGCCACTCGGGTATACTTACCGCCCATCCAAGTTCCACAGCACGATCCACCAGTTCTATGCCTGCTAGATCTTGATCAGGCACTACAGTTATGTCTCGTCCCAAGTTGCGTATCAGTCGAGCCTGTGCGTCACTTATGGTATTGTGCATCACAGCCACACCACCAATACTCAATGCATCAAAGATGCCTTCTGTCACAATCACATTGGTCCAATTTTTATGCTGTAAGTCCGTTCCAAACACATAACCCGGCTGGCTGTCTGAAATAAACTTGGGTTGCTTGTTGTCTAAAAATCTGCAGGTGTAACCTACAATTTTGTTTTCGTATGTGAATGGTATGACCACATGCGGGCGTGTCCAATGAACACCATCATTCTCTATCTGTACCATGGCAGGAAAGTCTTCGGGCACATGTCTACTACGCACATAGTCCCAATATGGTCCATGTTCGGGCATCAACAACTCAGCATGTGGTGGCAAGTCCCGTTCTTCAAATGCAATACCAGCCAATTGGTTCCAGGCCTGTTGTCGATCTTCTAGTATGCCATGTATGCTGCGATGCCGCAGACTTTCAAGATTAAGCATTTCAATTTCGTTGTCTGGAACACCCATCCATCCAAGCAGTCTACGAGCTTTCACACTCAGTGTACGCCCCATAATAAAGCTGGCTGTGTAGGCGCAATTGAAACAGTGATAGCTCCAACCTGCTTCGGTAGCTTTAAGTCCGCCGCGGCCTCTTGTGTCTCGAGTGCTGCCGTTATGCTGACAACAAACCGCGTTGAAACTCAACCAACCAGATGGCGTGGGTTTTCTTTTTGCAGGTAGATACGCAAGGATGTCAAGCATCTATACAGTATAGCAGATCAGCTGTGCTAAATCAACGATATTGGAGATTGTCAATATATCCGGTGGTAATCATTACCGTGGCCTGTTGTGTGCCTTGGTATTGAATTGGCAAGTAACCTGAACCGCCATTGGTCACTACAATGGTTGCAATTTGTCCGTCGGCTCCAATGGTTGCAATTGCTTCGGCACCCGAACCATTTCCTAAGATTTGAACTTTGGGTGCAGCCACATAATTTTTACCAGCATTGCTCAAACTGATTCCTGTGACCACGCCTGTAGGTGAAACCTGTGCGGATGCTTGTCCACCAAATCCTTGGCTGTTATTAAAAGCTGCTCGAATCAGTGGATAAAATCCTACCACGTTGAAATATTGTGTAGAAGTTTCATTGTAAAAAGTATAGCTGTCAGTTACATTGTACCAAATAGATTCATAATCTTGTGCAGCCTGAAATTTCACAGTGCCTGTAAAGTGATCCAGATCCATCTTGACTGTTGTCAAACTTTGATGAGATGTGTCAATAAAACTGCTGTAGAATTCAGTAAGTTGCGTGGTATTTACTGGAGGAGGTGTAAGAGCCCAGTCGGGATAGTTGGTCGGTCCGGGTGTTAGTTGTTGAGCTTTGCCATAAATTGTGGGTATACTAAGTTCATGACTGGGCACAAATTGTGGCAATATAGAATCCACAATGTTGCAATCACCACGTGCTTGGCTGTTGGCGTCTACATATACTGCTTGTATGTAATCACCAGAAGTGCGCTGTATTGAATAACTGGCGGGTTGTGCAACCAAATTAATGGTGTCTTCAATGTTCAGCACCACTTTTACTCGCCCCAGTGAATTGCTAAGACTTGTCATGTCTTTTTCCACCAGTACTCTGTCTCCGTTTTGACTCATCAAACGAAACACAAATGCAGAGCCAGTGATGTTTACCGGCTTCTGTTCTTGATTGATAAATTCAAAGAGTAGAACATTATCTACACCTTTGTTTACAGTTAATTGTTTTGCATACACTGGGTCGTACCTCGCTGTGAAATATCCACCACTGGTGTCAACTAACAAGACTTTGGTAATTTGCTGGTATAAGTAAACGGTGGTTGAATACATAGGATCCTCGAACAATATTTATGGGTAATACAATCTTCGATAAGCTGGCAGAAAAATACCCGTTTATCACTCTTTGCAGTTATGCAAACGCAGAATACGTGGGCATTATACAAAACAGAGATGACAGCGTGACTACCATCTACGACTTTGGATCTGTAGTTGACCAACAAGATAAAATGTTGTTTTTAGAACTGGCTAACCAGTGGTGGTGGGAAAGCAATAGATCCATCCCCATCAACATATTCCTTCGTCAAGATTGGGACAAATTTAGATTTACGTTGCGCACGTTTTCCAACAAAGATCTTGAAGTTTTACACGGTCCAGTGTGCAGTTTGATGGACATTGCTCGCAAAAAAAGCAAGCGAAAATCAATCACACTTGTGCGACGTCTTGATTGAGCAAGTTCATGTGTAATGCTACCAAAGCTGCGTAGGAGACCGAGTGGCTTTTCTTGAATGTGTATCCACGTGAGTCATCTCCGTTCCATACTTCAGCAAACACTTCTGTCCATGGACGATTCTGTAGATGTGCTTTGCCCGGACGAATAACTGAAATAAACGCTGCCATTCTGGGTATTGAATCTGGCTGCATTGACGTCATCAAATCTGTGTAGTTGCCCACATGCACTAGTTGCTTGGTCCAGGCAGTGTCGGTCCATAGTCTACTCCATGGTGGTGCGGCTGCCAACATAGCCGCATAGTGTGCCGGGTCACGGATCAACTGATACACACTCATGTTCAACAGATCTATCTTGAAGTATCCACGCTGTTCTGCTGACTCATAGTCTATGGCTGCACAGCCATTGGGTATGTCTCTAGGAATGTCTGTAACATAGATGCCTGAATTGTGCTTACGCACTTGGCCTTGATGCAGTTGCCGTGCGGCAGTGTGTTCAATCAGTTTCAACACAGCCGTTCTGTCCGGCACATCAATGTCAATGTCTGCGCTCATTTTGAATCAGTGTCACAAAGTGCAGTTACAACTTGCAGTTTCTCCCGGGCCAGTTCAACTGCTGCCAAGGCATCTGCCACTGTGGGATGCTTGGCTGCCAAGGCAGCAATGCGCCATTCTTCATCACGCTTGGCTCGCGCCCAATCCAACAGGGTTTCGGCGTCTGATGAGAGTGAAATCATAGGATGTGATGAGTGAAGCTGTTGCCAGGAGTTGCCATCATTAATTTCCAAACAGTTCATGCTGGGACTCCATCGCACCATGCCTGCACCGCTGGCACCTGGGCTGATGTATGGATTGGTAGACATGCCACCTGATACTTGAATGTATTTGCTGCCGCTAATATTTCTAATCATAATGCAATTATAGCCACAAGGCCAATGTAAGTCAACTGATGTGCCATCTGATCTAGACCCAAGTGTGCCCAGAAGCTGGGATTCTGAAGGTCTCTATTGCCCCAGTTCATCTTGGCCCAGTCAATGTGATAATGTAGCACAGCATCTATCACACCCATCATTATGCTGGCGGCCCAGTATACAGGGCCTAACACACACCCAACACATAGGGCTGTGCCAATGCCCTGTTTGAGACTGTGCCGCATGCCCAGCCAGTGTCCGTATTGGCCTTTGTGATTGACTTCTGCCATGCTTTGATCCACAAAGTCAATGTACCAGTGTTTGATCTGCAAGAGTATGAG